TAAAGCGTGCATTGGAGAAGGATATTGAGCCTTAGCGATGAAGCCGGCTACAGCTTCTAAATCTCCGATGAGATCAGTAGATCCTAATGCAAAGTATGCATCGCGTATTGGTGCTGTGCCAAAACGGTCTTCTCCTTCAATATTATCCGAAATTGTGTAGGCATTATTTCCTGCCAAAGTACGGATAATCACGTCCACATCAGCACGTGCGAGGTTAGTTGGGTTGTCACCATTTGAGCCGTTGGTGGCATTTATGAAGCTCGCAGTAGCGCTAAGCATGTCGCGTACAAGCTCATCTTCCGTTTGGCGTAATGAAACCCCAAGCCGTTGAGCTGCTTCATTGAGAACGGGATCTTGGTTTTGTAAAGTTACTTGTTCGTTTAAAATGATGTACTGACCGTAGAAGTCCATCTCAGCATCAATATTCACGGCAGTTAAATTCACCGGAGGTGGTGTAACACCAGAATTCCCCAAAGGAACTTTGGCAGTAGGCAGCGCGTTATAACGACGCATGCGTAGTGTGGTACCCCCATTCCTGGGCATTTGCTTTAGCATTGCTGGGATCCGGTGAATGAAATAAGGGGTTGGAACCGAAAGCAATTTATAGCTAAAACTCTGCTGAACAGGAGCTGGAAGAGTGGTTGTCGTAGTGACTGACATAAGTTAACTCCAACTTATGCGCCCTTGATCGCCTCTTGCATTTCTTTGAAGAGTTTAGTTTTCAAGTCTTTGTTAGGCCATCCGCTATAATCGTTTGCCATATGCAAAGGCGATGCCCCCCCGAGGGAGTTGCTAGATCTAGGTTTGGCTGCATTACTTTCCAGCTGTCTTTTCTCCACTCCTTCTTGTGAGCCGAAGCCTCTCAGCTTGAGCTGCTCATAAATGAAGGAAGCTTGATCGTAAGGACTCGTTAATCCCTTCAGAGATTTGACGAATAAAGGGTCGCTCTGTAGTTCTTTTAAGTTTTCAGGTGAAGCCACGGAGAAATAATCGGGATATTGCCTCATAACTTTCTCTTCTACCGAGCTTTGAGCCGTCTCATTCAAGCGCTTTTCTAGTTCTTGGATTCTGAGGTCCGACTTTCTATCTCGATAGCGAGCCAATTTCTCGGCTTGGTCTACCGTAAGAAGATCGTCTTTAGGAATCTGTCGAATTTCTTCTTCTAATTCCTTTAGGGAATCTTCTTCCGATTTTCCCTTAGGCTGAGAGAGTTCGGTATAGAGCTCTTCCAGCTTTCTATTTCTCTGTTGTAACTCCTCCATTTCCTGACGGGCTCTTTTCCAGTTATACTCCTGAGTGTTCTCAGAAGGGCTCGAAGCAACCTCTACATCAGGACTGGGGGAAGGCGCAGTTTCTTCTTGATGAGCGACGACCTCATCTGGGTTAACGTTCGATTCTTGCGATTCGGCAATATTGCCAGCTTCGCTTACCCCATCTTGTACTGTCATACTTCCTCTGGTTGGCGAATCCTTATTACAGCCATTTACTTGCACCACTAACGCGGGCTCACGAATCAAGTAAAAACTTTATTAAGCCTATTAAAAAAGTATTTGTCAACGCGATTCAAATTCTTTCTAGTCAACGGGTCTTCTAGTGAGCAAAATGTAAGGAAGGCGTTTAAACCGTTCCGTTTGAAGGAGTTCCTCTTGAATTCCTTTCAAATGTTTTTAGTCAATGCCGTTGTTTAGGGGTAAATTATTGGCCTAAAATACAGTTATTGACGGAAAAAGCGTTAGGGGTTCTGTTTGAAGGAGTTAAGAGGTTGCAAGGGAAAGAATTTTATTAGGAGCAAAGCGTTTGACATGATTCAAAAGTTCAGTATCGCGAGAGTCTAATTCTGATTCATGCTCTGATAAATAAGCCAAAGCTTCCGCGCTCGGAACGGTCCAATGGAAATACAGTTGATTCTGACGATTATCGTAGCTGTAGAGGGTAGTATCATAGTCTGGAAAAGGGGCGCTCTTTCTGATTACGAATTTTCTGGTGAAAATATTGCCGAGATATCGTTTATGGAAGTTCTCTTGAAGCATCAAGATTTGAATATAATACCTGTCGGCATATTCGCTATGCTTAGCTATGATGTCTTCAAGTTCCTTGAAGAACTTTTTCTCCGTTTCAATCTCTAGGTCAAGAATGGAGATGGGCTCTGGGTCTTTGCTTAAGAGGGAAAGGGCTTTTTGGCCCAATGTGGAATCTTGTTCTGACAAATTAAAACTCTTTTTTAACAAAGACTATAAATAAAGTTTTAAGTTGTCAAGAACCGGAACTACTTAGCGCGCTTTCGAACAGCTTTCTTTTTGACTTTGCGGGGAAGCTTGGCCCCTTTCGGAGTATGGGCTTCCCATTTCTTTGCCATCTTGGGCTTAACGGCCCACATCCATTTTCTCTGCTGTTCACTCACAAATGGCATCTTCTTCTCCTACTCATCTATGCAATGGCACTCATTTGTTTTTTTCCAATAAAGAACCTTGCACCCTTTATCGATCCTAGCACCGTCCCATTCACCGGAAGTCCACCATCCTTTACGGGTGTATTTCTCAGTCCTAATATAGCAAAGAGCATAAGGGAGGGGTTTAATATCATCAGCCTTTACCCATCCGTCCTCATCTTTTACTACATGCGCCGGCGTGAAACCATCCCTTCCCACTTGATAGGGAGGCGATAATGATTTCCAGACGGGTTTCCAATCAGACTCTCTACTGGGGCTCATTTCTTTTTAAATGAGCGTAGAGTTTCGGCTAAACGCGCTCTTTTACCAGTGACTCCTGGCTTTTTAGCAGCAGCTTTGAGCTTCTTAGCTGGAATGTCTTTTCCCTTTTTAACCCCGAGCTCCTTGCGAAGGGCTCCTGGTTTTTTTATTGCTTTCTGAATCCATTTCTTTCCTGGCATCTCTAATCCTATTAAATTTAATTGTTCTCGCAACATCCCTTAACAACACAGGGAATAAATAAAAAAATCCATGGAAGCGCATGGGCTGTACACGCTGCGATGAGCGCGTAACATGCGGTTGGAGGGAACGGCATAATGTGAAAGATCCCTAATAATCCCAAAACTACTCCTACAACAGCCAATGTGAGACTGGCAGAGAATATTCCCTGACTGCATCGAGCGTTTTTAGTTTTTCGCCACTTCCTCGGGGACCCCGACGTGCCAAGAGAAAAGCTTTCCTCCGAGCCATACTCACTACCTTCTAGTAATGTGGGCAAACGTCCATCTCCATTAGATGAAGATATCAATGAATCCTGGTCAGGAGGATAAGCGCCCCATTTTCGGGGTTGTGTTGCCATTTTTCTATTTCTCTTAACGAGGCATTTATTTACACATTCTTTTACGGAAGAAGGAATCCATGCTAGGAGCCATGTTATCACAATGAGAACTGCAGTTCCGACGACGAAGTAGCAGCATGCATGTGGGATCTTTAGATAGCCGTGTATTCCAAGAATTCCCATTGCAACCATCCCAATTATTAAAAAACTTCCCCAAGCTAGCGTGGCACATTTTGTTCCGGTGATGGACTGAATCCATACATTGATGGTATTTCGTCCGCATGGCTTCAAGAAAGGGAAAGCCTTTCAAGATAAGCTCCCGAACAATTCAGTCCGGCGCGTTCCACTGCTTCTCTCACGGCTGCAAGACTCGTTTTTGCAAAAACTAATATCCCATCTTTTGCCGCACTGTATTGTCGACGCTCCCGATTCGATTTTATAGGCCTATCCGCATCCTCAATTCTAACTCGCCAAATGTTTTCCACGTATAAATGATGAAAGGGGACAAGTATGATGCCGGGAAGATATTCGTAATATCCTTTGTACTGTAAAACACTTGATTGATCCTGCGAACGCGTGAGGGGTGAAAGAGGATTTATCATGAGCATTTCCTCTTCACTTGGAAGCGCTTTCCGCGCCCACAAATGTGGATGCCACTCCCATTTCATGTTCACTTCGAAAGTGACAACTACATGAAGTGACGCTAAAGCCAATAATCAATACGATTAAATATTTTGCCATTTTCCTATTTTACTCATCGTTGCTGCATTCCAGCAAAGCTCTCACTTTCTGGAGCTCTTTTAAATTCATTTTCTTTTACTAAATCCGGAGCTTCTTGCATGGAGGTATTGTCCCCGGCAAGAAGTCCGGACGCACTCTCTCCCATTTGAGCATTAAGGAGAGCCTGTGCGTGCAGTTTCTTTGCTTTCGAATTTGGGCGATCCATGACAGGCATTAATACATCGAATCTGAAGGATAAGCCTCTGTTTTTTGGAAGCTGTCTATGAGATCTCGATCTATTTCACCGATTGTATCTGGATAATCTTCTTTAAGCCGTGGATAGGGAGCTGGATAAGGATGTTGAATATGTTCTTGAGGAAGGTTTGACGGCTGTCCGTATCCCATCCCATAATATTCTTTTCCTTTTTTAGTTGTTTCGCTATCCGCATACTCATGCATATCTGCATTGTGACGCTTCATATCTTTAGATTCTGTGTAGTGGCGCTTCATGCCTTTGGATTCGGCTTTGCGATGCTTTTCGGATAGGTTGTATCGATGTCCGGCTTTTGCTTCTTTTGAAGAATAGTGTCGTGCCATTGTCTCCTCCGTGGAGTTGCTGTTTTGGTAAAGCATACCTTATTGTAGGCTCGGTTCATATATAACCTAAAAAATGATTATATATAAAATGTTTAATCTAATTTTCTAAATTTGAGGAGTTCCGATCGGAGTTCCTCCGAGTTCCTGCGCTGGAACTTCAGAAGTCGGAGCCTTAGAATCGTCAACAGCTTGAACCTGCTGTTCTTCGCTGCCTAACTGGATGGAGTTGATTATATCCAATAACTGTTGAAGTTGTGTCAGGTCCATGGCTTGTAGTTCTTTGATGGCTCTCACTTTATCTAGACGGGCTGCTGAAATATCTTGAACAGCTTGAGCTTCCCGCTGCGTGGCTAGGCTGCGGTTTTCTTCGATGCGAGAAAGGCGTTCGTTACCCAGTCCCACATTGGCAGCTGCGCGTGCCTGCAGGTCTTCTATTTGAGCCTTCAGAAGCTCCATCTGTACTTGCATCTGTTGTTGCTGTTGTTGTGACGCTTGCTGTTCTTCTTGCTGAATAGCTTCGATGAGCTGATCCTTATCTGTGAGCGTAGCATTTTCAATAAGCACAGCAGTAGGAATATTGATGCCAATTTCTCGAAGATGAAGAAGTTGTAGAAATTGAGTTTGTCTCTGGCTGGATGTGTTAACTCCTTCTTCTACCACTGCGTCATACTTGCCAAAGCATCTATGATAGAATTCTTTTGAAGGCTCTTCTTGGATAATCCTCTGTATCTTTCCCGGTGTAAAGTTTTTCTGGACATATTCCAGGAAGATCTGACCTAAATATTTCTGTGCTCCATCCAATTGATCAAAAAGAATCTGTAGGGTGGTAAGTCCTGCTCCCTGCCTAAGCATTGAAAGAATTCCTGCCTTATCATCGTCGGCGCTCCCTAACAGTTCTTCATTTACGCCTGAAATCTCTTGAAGTTCTTGGCCTAAGATTTGAGAGAGTTGCAGCATAGAAGGAGGAATTTGAGGAGCTTCGATTTGTTCTACGTCCGTCATTTGGGCTTCTTGCTTCACAGTAAGCAAACGCCCTTGGCCCGTTAAGAAAGCGTCTTTTGGATTTACTAGCGCATCTTCCTTGACTTTCCAGCCTGAGTTTATCTGAGATTCTAAGATATCGAGTTCTATAACCTTCCGGCGATTATACAAGAACTGAGCATCTCGGAGTCCGCGTACGACTCCTTGAATCCGCCAGGGGAAATAAGGAAGTTGAGGATCGTAATACCCAAGTATAGGCACAAAAGGGTAGCGATCAATACCCAGAGGATTTTCACCGTGATAGAGGACATGGCCTTCTAATACCGTTGCTAATTTTACTGTGGGAACCGTTTGAGTAATTTTGGTTATTCGGTTGCCAAAGGAGTTCAAATATTCTTTAAGTGTTTCTTCGCTTCCGGCCCATTCCATGGTTTCGCCGGTCTTGGCATCAACGAGCAGATCTTGGTCTCGATAATCACGGTACCAGTACTCATCATAATACAAAAGATCCTGCATCCCGTAATTATAAGATTCTGGCAGGAACTGAAACTTTCCGTCTTTGCTTTGACGAGCCTGAATCGCTTCTATCTCTTCTCGTTTCGCGGGATAGAGCGAAGCTGCCTCTATTTTGGAGAGATATTTGCGCGTCCAAATAAAATTACAGTCCGAAAGATCATGTTTTCGAAAATAAGGATCTATCAGAAACGAATTATAATTAAGATTATCTACTTTGGGATCTCCGGAAATTGGATCAGATCTGTAATCTGCCCAGAAAGAGAGGAGATTCATGCCTGTGGTAAGCATTCCATCAAAGGCTCCGGAAATAATAGATCCTACATTTGCCTGATCAAAAAACCAATAAGAAAGCTTCGTAAGTTGAGAGGCTGTAGAGTTATCAGCATTTTCACGAGGAGTATAGACCGTGGATTTTCGGTTTCTTCGTTGATAGCCCGTGACGAGATTGCAGATGCGCCGAATGCGATTGAAGTTGAATTGTCTCTTGCGGAATGCCGGGAGGTTTCCGTAAATGTCATTCCAAAGGGTCTGATCTCCGGCCCTAAATCGTGCGTCAATATCGGCTTCCGACCAGAAAGACTGGTTTATTGTGATGCTATGAGCATATGTTTGATCCATCTTTTGAAGAATATGGCGATCAGAATCGGCGATGTACCAAGATGGCTCGGATGGCCGAGAAAGTGTCACGCGCACCTCTCTTTAGCTATTTTATAATATTCTTCGTCTTTCTCAATTCCGACAGCTTCATAACCAAGATTCTGCGCTGCCAATCCATGATCCCAATCCATTCCCATCAATTTAAGCCCATAAGGGGGATCAGTTAGAATGCTCGAGATGGAATTATCTTCCATCTTTTGCATTTCTTCTAAACAGTCGCCAAAAATAATATGAGGGGAAGGGTGGGCCAAGTGGTGTGTCTATAAAAATATTTACTTTACAATAAAGCATTCGAGGGAAGGGGGCAATATTATTTTATTGCTCTTAGTTTCACTCCTAAAAAGATCGTTCCTCTCATCGCCACCACTTATCATTGGTGTTTTATTATTACAGCTCAGGCTGAATCCCTCCGGCGCTGGGCATAGATGAGCCCGTATGAAAGAAAGATCCAGGATATTGACCGCTGGAATCTTTAAAAGGCTCTAACGCTTGACGATCGGGATCTATTTGAGATTGCTGACCCTTGATGTAATGAAGTCCTGTAGCGATCGTTCGAAAAGCATCGCTGCCATGACTCGCCCAGTTATGAAGAGGGTCGCTTGCCCAACACGCTGCTCTGGAATTCCAGTTCTTTTTATAATTCTCGAGAGCTTTAATACCGATGGAACACTTGCGCTCATCAAACCAGCATCTATTTAGCATATTACGGACAGCGTCTATTCCTGGGATTAGCTCGGTCTTCTGAACAGGCACAAGAGCCATTCCCATTTTGGCAGCTGAAGCTCGGCGTGTCATCCCACTTGAATACTCATGAACCATCACATCATGGGGGGCCAAATGCTTTTCATATACATACGGCTTTGATTTGACGACGCCTAACCAATGAGAGAGAGATTCTCCGGAGCCTTCAACATAATCGATTAGGCGGATTTCTTTGCCATAGACCTGGAAAAACCAAATGGAGGTGGAATCATTGTAGCCCAAATCCCAAGCTGTATAGACGGGGAGAGCTTCATCGTACGGGACATGGCAGATTCTCTCTTCATTACGAGCTTTCGATAAATGTTTTGAATAGTAAGCGCCTTCTGTAGATTGTTGCCATGCTTCTTCGGGAGTCGAGGGAAACTCCCTCTTCATGTCTTCGCCCTGTGTAACATAACGGGCTGCGTACCAACATTTTTGTTCCGCGTCTAGCTCAATATTGTTTGAAGATAGGGAGGCAAAATAATCTACCGTTTCCTGACCGATTGACTGTAGATTATTTTCTACAGATTCTATTCTATAGCTGGGCTCTTTCCACCAGGGAAAGAAATAGAAGCGGAAATGGAGCTTCGATAAGTCTTTGGAAGAAGAAGTGTGCTCCTCTGATCGTTTGCAGAGTTCATAGAAGTGTCCCTCTCTGCCTTCGGCTGTAGATTCAATAAATACATATTGGCCCGGAGCTAAGGTGTTGAGAGAGCCCGTAATAATCTCTACAGCTTTCTCTGGGAATTTTGCGCATATCTTGCCGAATTCGGAAATGTGGAGATATTGAAGAGTTTGGCCTCGCATAGAAGTTCCCACTCGTAGACTAGATCCATTATTGAATACGAGCTGTCGCGCGCTGTCTATATTAGCACATCTTAGGGTTTTGATTTCTTCAGGCAACCCATCATAAGCGAACTTAATTCGTTTGAACATATGCTCGCTGTCTTCGCGCGTGTGACAGATGATTCCGGCCGAAAGATTGCTATTGAAGAGGCAGCGGTCGAGGAAGAGAAGACATACGAATGTGGAGATGCCTAACTGCCTAGCTTTTAGAATGGCGTTGCAATACCACATGGATTGATAAAGCTCTTTCTGTGCCCAGTTGAGTTTGAATACTACTTTGGATCCGGATTTATCAATGATGTAATATAGATGATTAAGTCGCCAAAGAGGGTCGAGTATTAGCTTTTCTGCACGGGACGCATCAACTTCTTTCATTAGTTTCAGTCTATAAAGTATTGCTGAATATGGGGATTGTCTCGGAGTAGCTCGGCCAATCGCCCTAGATCTTCAATCCTATTCCTCCTCTACAAGATCCTTTGTTGCGCCATCGGCTTTCTCTAAAATAAATTTTAATGGGTTCGCAGAATCTCCACTTACCGTGGTCTCGCTCCTTTCCTTCCATCCGCAGGTGTTTGCCATCACAAATTTGCAAAACCCTGAGTTGTACTTATTTGTGAGTCCTCCTTGTACCAATTTACCCTCTTGCCAAGCCTTGGCTTGTCTATATACGCGGTTAAACTTTTCCGTGACTCTAGAGAAATCTGCGAGCTTTTCTGGATGATATCCACGACTAATTGCGAAGTTTTTAAAAAAGATACTATCTTTTTTCTTCATCCATGCCTCAAAGAGATCTGCTTCTTTATCTACGAATTCTTCTGTATAAATCTTGGGCCTTCCCCCAGTTTCACAACCAGGGTAGGGGGGGTGTCCTTTTGGGGCTCCCCCTCCTGGGTGGGCTGGACATCCTTTAGGTGGACCCATTTTTTTTCTGAGCGAACCATCCTTATTCCTTTTTGGGGCCGATTGCTTGGATGCTTGTGAGGGCTTTTTAGGTGAGGTCATTTGTAGTAAATCCAAATTTCTGTGCGGGGAGTGGTTGTATATTCTTTCCTCCATTCTCCCGAGCACATTTGCGCATCATCTGATACGATTATTCCTTTTATGCAATCATTACATAATTTTTTTAAATTGTCATAGTCTGGGCGCACAGTGTGAGGTATCCCTTCGTGGGCTGCTAATTCTTTTTGTTCTTCACTCCATGATTTAGGTATAGGAAAGCCGAAGAAGTAATCAATACGCACTGGGCCCGAGTATGGATCATCCCTGTATTGAAGCTTTATCTTCCACTTGCACGCGGTCATATGAATGGTGCGTGAGTTGTAGATTTGTCCGGTGCGCTTTTGTTTAATGCGCGCGGGCTTCGGAGTTCCGTTTAATATAATATGAGCCAAAAGGGATGAATGGGTCTTTGCTTGCATTAGTCGTCTAGAATTACATCCAGGGATTTCTCCACGAATTTAGCTAATACCCATATGTCACGCAATGACTCTTTAATATCGGAAGCAAAG